AAGTAAAAATGTCGTATGCTATTAGAACAATGATGATTAGAGAAAATCCTTACCAGTCAAGATACAAAATATCGTCTAAAGGTTATGAATCTATAATTAAAGAAACTAGAGCAATAATAGGTAAATCTCAAAAAGGGACAAATAATCCTTTCTATGGAAAAACGCATACTGACAAAACTCGATCTTTAATGAAGGAAAAAAGAAAACTTCAAGATTCTCCAATGCTCGGAAAAACGCATAACGAAAAAACAAAAGATACACTTCGAGAAGCAAACCGGAAACAATTTAACGATCCTCACCAGATTGAGGTACGAAAACAGAAGTCAAAAGAACAAATGAAAGATCCTGCTAAAAGATATGCAGCTGGCAATGGAAAGCGAGGAAAATCTTGGTACTATTGTTCTGTGACAAAAAAATGTTCAATATTTTATCCTGGAGAAGAACCTGGCGGATATATAAAAGGGAGAATTATTAAAAAATGAAAATTGTACTTTGCACTGGCGGATACGACCCTTTACACAGTGGGCACATTGCCTACTTCAACGCAGCAAAAGAGTTAGGCGATGTTTTAGTCGTTGGTATCAATAGTGACGGCTGGCTAGAGCGTAAGAAGGGCCAAGCCTTTATGCCTAGCGCAGAGCGTGTTACGATTATAGAAAACCTAAAAATGGTTAGTCATTGCATCCTGTTTAACGATGATGACAACACTGCTATAGAAGCCATCCGCAATGTTAAGATGCTGTATCCCAATGATCGTATTATTTTCGCCAACGGCGGAGATCGAACATTAGATAATATTCCAGAAATGGATAGCGGTGTAGACAACATAGAATTTGTATTCGGAGTCGGCGGCGAAGATAAAAAAAATTCTAGTAGCTGGATATTGCAAGAATGGAAGGCTCCTAAGACTGAACGACAATGGGGATATTATCGCGTCCTGCATGAAGTTCCGGGAATGAAAGTTAAAGAACTTACAGTTAATCCCGGATGCAGTCTTAGTATGCAGCGGCATCAACTACGTGCAGAATATTGGATTGTTAGCGAAGGTAATGCAGTAGTTAATAGCCAAATGAGCAGCGGTTATGTATTGCCTGCAACAGTCCTAGTACCACATGAAGAATACAAAGTACCTGTTAGGCAATGGCATCAATTAACAAATCCATTTGAAGTTCCTGTTAAAGTTGTTGAAATACAATACGGCGATCAGTGCGTTGAAGAGGATATTGAACGACAATGAAAGATTGGATTTTTCTCAGTAAAGATGGTAAAGACGAATACGTTGAAAAGTTAGCAAGATCTTGCGGCGGCAAGATTATATCTACTGACGACTTTGTTTATGAAAATTCAGACAGTCCTATTGTACTAAGAGGTATCTTAAAACATAAAATTATGAAACGCTGCTGGGATGACGGCAGAGATTTTTATTATATAGATACTGGATATTTTGGCAACGAAGCTAATTCGTCGAACCCACATGGTTGGAAACACTGGCATCGTATTGTTAAAAATAATATACAACACGGTGAGATAATTCAACGACCAGCGGATAGATGGAGTATTTTTAACAAGACATTTACTCCTTGGAAAACAGACGGCAGAAAAATTCTAGTTGCTAAGCCTGACGACAAACCTTGTAAATTTTATGGAATTGATTTAGAACAGTGGACTAACAATACTGTAGACACTATTAAACGATATACAGATCGTCCAGTGTTAGTAAGAGATCGTGCAGCAAAACGTATTGATAGAACAGTTAGCGATACATTAAAAAATGCATTAGCTGATGATGTATTTGCTCTAGTAACTTTTAACTCAGTTGCAGCAACGGAAGCAATTATGCAGGGTATTCCGGCATTTACATTAGCTCCTGCAAATGCTGCAAGCCCTGTAGCTTGCCAAGATCTTTCTAAAATTGAAACGCCATACTATCCAGAATATGATAAATTAATTAAGTGGGCAAGTCACTTAGCTTATGGGCAATTCCATAATGGTGAATTAGAAAACGGCAATGCATTGCGTATGCTTCGAGAAATTTAAAGGAAGAAAATGAAGGTTTTTATTGGATGGGATTCAAGAGAAAGTATAGCATACGAAGTGTGTAAACATAGTATTACTAAACGGAATTCTGCTGTTACTGTAATACCGTTAAAGCAGAAAGAACTGATAGAGAAAAAATTATATACCAGAAATTTTGATAACCTAAGTTCGACTGAATTTACATTTACCCGCTTCCTTGTTCCTCATATGATGGAATACAAAGGTTGGGCAATATTCTGTGACAGCGATATTATTTTTCAGGTTGATGTTGAGGAAATTTTTAAACAGGCAAACGACGACTATGCAGTTATGGTAGTTAAACACGACTACACGCCGTTAGCCGGAGAAAAAATGGACGGAAAAACACAGCACCCGTATCCTAGAAAAAATTGGAGTTCAGTAATTTTGTGGAATTGCGGGCATCCTGCTAATGCAAAAATGACCGCTGCTGCTGTTAATAACATGTCAAATACTGGAGAATATTTTCACAGATTCAGATGGTTAAACGATAGCCAAATTGGTTCGTTATCACACGAATACAATTGGCTAGTAGGATGGTACAAGACTCCTAAAGACGGGTATCCAAAAGTTATACATTATACAGAAGGCGGTCCTTGGTTTCCGAATTGCACGCATGTAGAATTCGGAGCAGTATGGGAGCAGGAGAAAGCAAGCTATATTGAATCAATAATTGTACAGCCAGCACCTAAGCCATTTGATAATATCCCCGACAACATCCGATCAGTGTTTAATCATATTTTAAAATATAGAGTTGATCCTGCTAATGAAATATACGGAACTACAATTGATCAGGTAATTAACGAAATTAAAATGTTAGATAGTAAGAATGCCGTAGCAGTAGATGGCGGCAGAGATGTTAGTGACGGCAAAGGACTAGGATGGGATCCATACATGGAATCATTTATATTAGGCTGTGGTGGCCAAATAACAACTTATGATAAAGTAGAACAGTTAATGTCTCCGGTAATATTTAGAGGAATCACTAAGCACAAATATATGAAAGCATGTGCTGCCGCAGGCAGAGATTATTTCTATATTGATACTGGATACTTTGGTAATGTACGTAAAAAATTCTATCATAGAATTACTAAAAATGCCATGCAAAACATTGGTCCAATTATCGAAAGACCGTTTGATCGATTAGACCAAGTTGGCTGGCGCAAGAAAAAGTTTAGACCTGGTAGCAATATTCTAGTGTGCCCTCCTAGTGCCAAGGCTATGAATGCATTTGGATTAAATTTAGACAAATGGATGGAAGAAATTATTTCTACAATTAAACAACATACTGACCGACCAATTGTTATTAGGCAGAAAGTTAGTAGAAGAGAAAGATCGTCAACAGATACTATGGAAATGGCATTAGCTGACAATGTACATTGTCTAGTTACATATAATAGTATCGCAGCATCAGAAGCACTACTTTTGGGCAAGCCTGCATTTACGCTTGGACCTAATGCTGCGCACCAATTGTGTTTAGATGATCTTTCTCAAATAGAAAATCCATATATTCCTAGTTTGGACGAATTAGCATTATGGGCTGCTCATCTTGCCTACTGCCAGTTTAGCGAAACAGATATGCGTAACGGCACTGCATGGAGAATCCTTAACGAAGATCCTGCAACACAAACAGTATATTATCCAGCCAAATGATAAATGACGTTGTAGTATATCTTAGTTCATTGCATAAGCAAGAACCTGGCAGAAAAGTAGATGCATTAACTGCATTTGCCGAAGGCGCTCGAAAAGCCGGTGCTCGCGTTCATATAGAAACACACTATGTATATCGTCCTGCAAAATTAGCGGTAATATTAGGCTGGACTGCTCCGGTTCAATCTACTTCAAATATCAGGCTTAGGGCAGTAGTTATAGACTCTCAGAAAAAAGCAGGCAATCACACAATGGCAATCGATGCTAATTGTTTTAAATTTAACGATGTCAAAAATAAGTATTTGAGATATAGTCTCAACGGAGTATTTTACGATACTAGCGAGTACGCGAATAAGAGTTCGGATTCTAGCCAATGGGAAAATGTAAGCCGTGATTTAGGCCTAAAAATAGCAAACTGGAAAAACTCCGGAGACTATATTTTATTCTTAGTACAACGTGACGGCGGATGGAGTATGAAAGGAATCGATCCGGTTACGTGGTCTAGAAATAAAATTCAAGAAGTACGCAAATACACAGACCTGCCGATAGTGCTTAGGCCCCATCCTGGAAAAGTTGCAGACTTGTCGTCGCTAGTTTGTCCTGGAGTTTCTATTAGTAATAGTAAGACTATTTCGTTATTGAAAGATTTAAAACATGCCAAGGCTGCACTCGTGTTCAATAGTAGTAGTGGTGTTGCTAGTATCTTAGCAGGAGTTCCTCTTTGGATAGATGATAGTAGTAGTGTATGTTGGCCAGTGGCTAATAACACATTATCTTCATTCAATAATCCTGAGTTATTTGATCGAACACAATGGATACACGATCTAGCAGCATGTCATTGGTCAGACAATGAGAGTAGACAAGGATTAATTTATAAAAAATTCTTGCCATACTTAACTTAATTAATACATTTAAGTATCCAGTCCTTGCTAAATTGATCAACGACTCGGTAACCCCAATTTTCTAAAATCTTAATAGCCGGTGTTTCGTTTATATCATTTTGATATTCATGTTTTTGCTGTTCAATTACTAAAATTGGTTTATTTTTCTTTATAGTTTCTATAGCCCCGGCAAGAATTTCACCTTCAAACCCCTCAACATCAATTTTTATCATGTCAACGTTTAACAAACCAAAGCTATCGAGAGTTTTCAACGGAATTGTTCCTTTGCCTATTGATTGTTGATTGATATGTGAATGCCCAGTATTTCCTTGAACAATATTCATCTCAACAACACTTTCTGTCCGCCCTAGAGCTATTTGGTGCATAGTATAGTTATTACTAGTAACGTTCTTTTTAAAACATTCAATAAACTCTACTACAGGCTCAAATGCAATAACATGTTCAAATGATCTAACCAGGTCGCACGACCATAATCCAACATTCGCTCCGATATCTAAACATATTCTTTTTTGATTGCACATAGCGATAGCTGCATCTCTTGCCCGATATTGATATCTAGCAACACCGTCTTTTACCATACTTTTATTAAGCATTTTCGGAAAATGACTATCGTAATCCGGAAACCAAAACCCATGTGATTGTTTCATTTCCAATACTCCTCTGTTCTTTTAACTTTTAAATCGCTTAATTGGCTGCGCCCAACTGTCTTTCGAGCGCCTTTTAAATGATCTAAATAGGCGCCCCATTCACTGTTGATTAACGGATGTCCTTCACCTGCTATTAAATGACTACTCCAATCTAAGTTGTTTAATTTTTTAAATTTCGTTCTAGCAGCATCAAATACAAAACTATCATGCCATTCATCCAATGTAAAAATACCGGATTCTGCATCGTCATACATGCGCTGAAATTCTTGTAAGAATGATTGCACTAATGGTGATCTAAGGTTCATCGAGTATAACCCACACTCAGTATATTTTCCTTTACGGCCAAGGAAGCACAAGTCTTTATCGACAGGAATTAACTGCTCTAAACGCTCTTTAGTAATAGGACTATGGCAAATTGTGTCAGCATCCATCCATACTAACACATCTGCATCTGAATACTTTGCACAATCAAAAATAGCATATACTTTATGGGCAAATCGTACAGCATCCCACTTGAACCCTTTACCTGAATCTTTACGTTTACTACGAATAGGATCAGCGCTAACATCTCCATTTGCTTTAGGAACGTTCTTCCATTTTTCTTTAAATGCTGTCAACCCTTTAACGTCGTCTAAACTAGTTAATGTGATATGTCCATGATTTCTGATAATCGGGTCGCATTTTTCAGGATAGATATGAAGGATAACTTCGTCTGGCCAATTTTCACAGAAGGTATTAATCATCTTTTGTGCATATGTCTTTAACCCTTTTTCGTGAAAGGTTGTTACTACTGCTATTTTCATGGTTGAAATTTCCATACGTGATATACACTATGTTGATCGACACAGCGATAATGATTTTTATATAATGTTTGAGACTTATCTCTACCAATAGGATCATTTCCCTCTATTAAAATTAAAGGGCGCCATTGATGCCATAACGGTAAAGTTTGTTCTAGGCTAGGCAAGTATTCTAAATCTACAAGAATTGCAGTTACATTTATAGCATTCAATATTGAGATTATCGATTCTTTAGGAACTAAGTTCTTGGCCTTGATGCTAGCAGGCTTATTAGAGAATATAAAAACAGTTTCAAATACATCCAACAAATCAGTTAATCGTTCGAACCCATTGCCGATGACTACTGCATTTTGTGGATGCTTAGATAACTTAGATAATCTTTTTTTAAACTGGTCCATAGGAATCATTAAATACTGCTATATTTATAGGATCTTATGCGCTTCAGATTATATCGCGAACACGGTGCCCTAAACAGTCAACCTATCTTTGATGCGTTTGAGGCTGGCTTGAAATTACTTGGACATGAAAGTGTAAAAACCGGAGATGCCATTCCGGTAATTTGGTCAGTATTGTGGGCCGGCCGAATGGCTGCTAATCAAAAAATTTATGATGAAAGTCGATCCGCCGGAACTCCTATAATTATACTTGAGGTGGGCAGTCTTGTAAGAGGTACTACTTGGAAAGTTAGTGTTAATCATATTAATGGACTTGGAATATTTGGTAATGATATTAATTTAGATACTGATCGTCCAACTAAGTTAGGAATTAAGTTAAACCCAATACAAGAAAAAAGACGGGGAGATATTTTAATTGCTACCCAACATTCGCACAGCCTTCAGTGGGCCGGAATGCCATCTATGAAGCAATGGACTGAAGATACTATTGAAAAAATTCGACAATATTCTAAAAAAAGAATTGTGGTTAGATATCATCCTAGATCTCCTTTTCCATTAAAAATTAGAAATATTTTTATAGAAACTCCAAAAAGAATAATTGGGTCGTACGACGATTTTGATATTTTTTATGGGTATCATTGCGTTATAAATTATAACAGCGGTCCTGCAGTTCAAGCAGCAATAAATGGTATACCAGTTATTTGTGACCATTCAAGTTTAGCAGGTCCGTTATCTGGTACAATTGAAAACATCAACAACATTGTACTACCAGATAGAGAAGACTGGTTCTTAAGGCTTTGTCACACAGAATGGACTATTGGTGAAATTACTAAAGGTATACCATTAACAAGATTGTTGGGTAAGATTAGTTGACATCTGTGTTGGGCGGTGCTATAATAGTTAAATGCTATCATCACCTCGCTATATCGAAGACATTTTTTCTGATTTTTATCACGCCTCTATTTTTGACATAGACATCCAGCATCAAGATCAAAGTGCTAGCCAAAGTTTCTATGCGTCTATCTTAGACAGTAAACCGTTGACTCAGAATCAAGCAAACTTCTTGCTAAAGATACTAGACAAGTATAAAGTAGTAATGGCACGGCACGGCCTTGATTATCAAGACGATATCAAAACACCAAAGTGGAAAAGTCCTTTTAGGATTATTGATCTAACCAAAAGCATTTGGGTTGAGCAAGATGAGCACACGGTCCCTGTGGTTTGTATGAAATTTCCTTACCAGATCAAAGCTGCATTTGAATCTGAATTTAGAGATTTAGTTAATGGCACTTGGGATCACGAAAGGAAGATGCGCCGTGTGTCAATTTATAAATGTAACTTAATCCAACTGCATGACTTTTCTGTAAAACACAATTTTGAAATTGACGATACCTTGCTAATAGCACTAGGTGAAGTTGAAGAAATTTGGGCTGCTCCTGAAGAGATTTCACCAGCATCTGCCTTAATTGCAGATTGGGTAACCTTACTAAACTCTAGTAATGAAACTAATTTATGGTGGAACGAACACTGCACAGGAAACTACTCAAAAGATCTAATGTTGGCAAAGAGTATGGGCTATTGCTACGAGGGCATGCCGTTTAGCACTGTTGAGAAGATTGCAGCATCGCAGTCTAATGCGTTTTGGATTAAAACTAATAAAGAGCTACTGGACCTGCACCATCGAGTAGGCGGCAAGATGTGCATTGTGCTGGATCGTGTAAGTGATACTATTAATTGGTTAACAAAATTTGCAGAAGATATTGATCGGTCGGATATTAATCGCAACAAAGTTAGAGTTTGTTTCAGAGCAGAAAAAGGAGCAAAGACTGACATAAATGAGTGGATTAAAGATAATGGTTTCGGCGGCAAGGTTGAAGATGGTGACATTTTAATCTTTGAACAAAAGCCGGCAAAGTGGTTGTTTAAAGAACAAGATTCTGTTACACTATTAGTTACAAATAACATTTATCCGCCTACAAGCATAATAGCAAAGGATTGGTTCAATACTCATCCTTGCGTAATTTTCCTAGGCGATATTAAGCCATCAGAACAAAAAGGACAACCAATTGTCGAGCTGTAAACTTACAATCAGAGACGAAGTAAACATTAAGGTAGACGGACTTAGCGTAGAGACACGACGTAAGATTGTCAACAAATTAAAATTTGAGCTGCCATATGCACGACATATGCCGTCATATAAATTAGGAAGATGGGATGGAACTAAAACCTATTTCAGTATTGGTGGCACTGGTTATCTTGCACATTTGGATGTTATACTACCTATTATAGAAGAAGCCGGATACGAAATTGAAGTAGAAGATCTACGTGAACATCATGAACTAAAATTTCCACAGATTGATGGGAACTATTGGGCCGATCGAGGTAAGACTTGGCCTAAAGGACATATAGCAGCAGGACAACCAGTTGTACTTCGAGACTATCAATTTGATGTAGTTAATAAGTTCTGCGAGAATCCGCAAGCATTGCAAGAAGTTGCAACTGGCGCAGGCAAGACGCTTACCACAGCAACATTAAGTCATTTGTGCGAGCCATATGGTCGAACTATGGTTATTGTTCCTAACAAAAGTCTCGTTGTGCAGACTGAAGAAGATTATAAGAACTTAGGTCTAGACGTTGGAGTGTACTTCGGCGATAGAAAAGAACTAGGAAGAATGCATACTATATGTACATGGCAAAGTCTAAATGTGCTTGATAAGAAAAGCTACGATACCGCAGTATTGAGCCTAGCTGAATTTATTGAAGGTGCAGTCGCAATCATCGTAGACGAATGCTTTGACGGAGATGCGTTAGTATTAACCCCATCCGGGTATGTAGCTATCAAGCATATAGGCATTGGCGATACGGTTATTAACTATTCCGAGAAAACTAAACAGTTTAAAATTGATACAGTTGTAAACTCGCATGTAAATCTGACAAATACTAATAGCGAAAAAATGTATGAGCTTGAATTTGATAACGGATCAAAAATACAAGTTACTGGTAATCATAAATTTCTTACTAATTTAGGATGGTGTCGTGCAGACGAATTATCAGATCATCACGAAATTGTAAATAAAACATAAATACATATAACTAACGCAGAGATGTTTATGAAAATTACATACAAAGAATGGATTAACAGATTAAATCATGCATTGATAACGGCTGAACAGTACACTCGGGTTGTGGAATACGGAAAACAAACATTAACTTTATCAACGGGCGACGTACTAACTGATAGTAATTTTACACGTTTTAAAAAACGAGTATTAAGTACAAATACCGATAAATGGGTAACTTCAATTGATCAATTGTTAAATGGCAGCGTTTCTGAAAAAGATATCAAATCATACCTTAGCGCAATAGGCGGATTTGCTTGCCAACGTATCCATGGTGAGAAATTAAAAAAGAACTTGAATACAGGTGTTCCATGGAGCAAAGGACTTAAAGGAAGTTATCCATATTCTTCTCCGTGCTCTGATGCTACAAAACGAAAAATTAGTGAAAAAAATCAAGGGGAACGGAACGGAATGTATGGCACCGTTATGTCAGCTGAAAAAAAACAAGAAAAATCTCAGTTGATGCATGCTATGATATTAGCAGGAACATTTACTCCAAATTCTAATAATAGAAATACTCATTGGGATGCGGAATATAATGGTAAAAAATATAGATCAAGCTGGGAGGCGTTGTATCAATATATTAATCCTGTTGCAGAATACGAAAAATTTAGAATTGAATATATGTTAGACGGGAAAAATAAAATTTATATTGTAGATTTTATTGATAATGTTAATAAATTAGTAATTGAAGTCAAACCGCGTGAGCTATGCGTGGGAGACAAATTTAATGCAAAAATAAATGCACTAACTGGTTGGGCAACTACAAACAATTATGCTATACTGATAGTAGATAAAGAGTGGTTTCGGTCACGTCCTATCAATATAGATTACAGCAAATTTGATATTAAGACCTCTAAAAAAATTAAGAAAATTTATGAAATTAAAAATTAGAACAGAAATCAGCAAGCCTAATAAAGTTTATAATCTGCATGTAGAAAATGATCATAATTATGTTGTTGCAGGTGCAGTAGTATCCAATTGCCACCAAGCTAAAGCAGAAGTTCTAACAAAACTACTAACTGTTAACTTTAAAAATTGTGCTATTCGTTGGGGATTGACCGGTACAGTACCTAAGGAAGCATTTGAGTTTCAAGGCATCCTTGCAGCTATTGGTCCAGTTATTAATCGAGTATCTGCACACGACTTACAAGAAAAAGGTGTGTTAGCACAACTAAACATTAATGTATTACAGACTAACGAAGTAGAAGTGTTTAGAAGTTTCTCAGACGAATATACCTTCTTAGTTACGGACGATAGTCGATTGACCTGGATGGCAAATAAAATTAAAGAGCTGTCGTTGACTGGCAATACTCTAGTATTAATCAATCGTATCGATACTGGTAAGCAACTAATTGAAAGAATACCAGAAGCCGTCTTTGTCAGCGGCGGTATGAAATTAGATGATAGGAAAGAATCATATGATGAAATTAAAACAAGTACTAATAAGATTATTGTGGCGACTTATGGTGTGGCCGCTGTGGGCATTAATATTCCTAGGATTTTTAATCTGGTTCTTTTGGAACCCGGAAAGAGCTTTGTTAGGGTTATCCAGTCTATTGGACGCGGTATTAGGAAAGCGGAAGACAAAGACCATGTAGAAATTTGGGATATTACATCAGCTTGCAAATACAGCAAGAGACATTTGACAGAAAGAAAAAAGTTTTATAAGGATGCACAGTATCCTTTTACAATTACCAAGGTAACTAGATGAGAATTTTAACACTAAACAATAGGTCATTTGACCTTAACGACTTACCAGATGAGGTAGATGAAGATACTAGATTTTCAGTATTAGATAATTCTAATCCTAACGATCCTGACTTCTTTTTCATGCCACTGATCTTTTTAGAATCTTTTAATAGTCCGGCTATTTTGTTAAATATTGGCGGACACGAAATTCAAATGCCTTTAGATTGGTGCATGGTAGTTGGCGATAAAGAATGTGGGCTTGATCCAGAAGTATTGCCATTGACTAGCATTAACGAACGTGGATTTGATGCATTGTGTTTTAATCCGATAAACGGATTTAGAGCAGAGTTTATGCCGATTGAGATTGTAAATATATACCAAGACGTAAAATGGTATTTCCCTAAAATGAAAAACGGACACTTGCTTACTGTTCCATTGCATGACGGTCCAAGCCCTCCTTGTGTTTATTTTGTTAAAGAAATATCAAGGCAAAGTGAAATTGTACAACTAGATAAGGTGATTTAATGCCTCAATCATGTATGGTTGATCACCGGAGAATATCTAGCGAAGTAAAAACATCACTGCTTCCTAGACGGTGTTATCTCAGTGGAAAGAAATTATGGCTTAAACGGTGTCGAGTAATATATACAATACTAACTGGCCCTGGCGATGCGATATATGAAACGTATTGGTGTGACCCGGCAGAATTTTTATTATATGAATTAAGGAGAACAAATTAGTTGTCCTCATTGTAATAAAAAAGGAGGTAAACCGTCTATGACTAGATGGCATTTTAATAGTTGTAAGGAGAAAAAATAATGGGAATTCGCGCTGGTAAAGTATGGGGGGCCACTGAACTCCTTGAAGCAAACGGTGTATTAGAATTTCACCGTATTGAAGCGGCGTCGGGCGGCGTATGCTCAAAGCATCGACACAAATACAAATGGAATGGCTTCTTTGTAGAGTCAGGTGAAATGATTATTCGAGTGTGGAAGAACAACTACGATCTAATTGACGAAACAGTATTAACTGCCGGCCAATATACCAAAGTTGCACCGGGGGAGTATCATCAATTTGAAGCTGTCACTGATTGCATTGCCTTTGAATTATATTGGGCAGAGTTTGATCATGCCGATATCGAGCGCGAAACAGTAGGACATGCAAAAAATGGGAAGTCTTAAACCTGGAGCAACATATATCTACGAGCGTAATGGTGAGGAAATATATGCTCGCGAGCTCGGCGAAACAGATCGTACATTAGTTGGATACAAATACGAAATGGGAAGAACTCCTGATCCTCGAACAAGTGACGGACGCCCGCTAATTGATCACATACGAGAAGATAAACTTTGGGGCAGCATTCGGAGAGAAGCAAAGACAAATACAGCTTTACAAGCAGCATTAGACCATGCTATACTAATATATCACTTGAGTAAAGACGATGGGCAAAAATAAACACGTAGATCTTTTTAATGACATAATTCCTGCTGTTGATCTCGGTATCAAAGAATTGTGGGACGCTGCTACTGATGAAGGCAAAAAAGAAATTAAAGGCGACTTCTTCAATCTTACTAGATTTATCAGCAGTGTTGAGAGCAATAACAGAGAGCTACAAGAACATTTTGTATTGACTGTCAATGAATTCTACAATAAGAATTGGAATGACATCCAGAAGCATCCTAAGTTAGTATGGCAGACTTTATGTTCGTGTAGTCATGAAAGCAAGAAGAAACAGTTCCACGAATGGATTCCGTTAAAGAAGCAGAAGAATAAAAAAGTAGCGTTCTTAGCGGAACTGTTTCCCGATATGAAAATGTCGGACGTTGAAACTATGTCTATAATTACAACCGATAAAGAAGTAAAAGCATACTGTGAGAAACTTGGTTGGGATAAGAAAGAAATCAATGCAATTAAATTTTAAGTGCGAACATTGTGAAAAACTATTTGCTAAAGAAAAGACTTTAGTAGTTCACATCTGCGAACAAAAACGTAGGCATTTAAGCAAGGGCGAGAAACATGTTCAGATGGGGTTGTTAACATTCCAACGTTTCTACGAGCTTACACAAAAAGCAAAACAGGCAAAGACATTTGATGAATTTGCATCAAGTAGTTTCTATACAGCCTTTGTAAAGTTTGGCAGCTTCACTGTTAATACTGCTCCTATCTATCCAGAACGGTTTGTTGACTTTGTTATCAAGAGCGGAGTTAAACTGGATCACTGGTGTAGAGACGAATTGTATGACAAATATATTAGCGAGCTTATTAAGATTGAGCCAGCCGATGGTGCAATTCAGCGTACTATAAAAACTATGATGGATTGGGCTGATGATAATAAATCACAGTGGGAGCATTACTTTGCCTATGTCAATTTAAATAGAGCTACACATGATATCAAAGAAGGACTAGTCAGTCCTTGGATTATATTAAATACCAAAGCTGGTAAAGAGATGCTGAAAGGCATGAATGATGAGCAACTGGCAATTGTAGGGCCAGTTATCGATCCGCAGTTTTGGATGAGACGTTTTAAATCTCTACCAGCAGATACAGAATTAGTTAAAGACGTTATCAAGGAGGCGAAGATATTATAATGGCAAAACGACCTGAAGAAGAAATTAAAGAAATAGAGTTAGCTGAAAACGAAACTTTTATTTCGGATGACGACATTGATGTTGAAGTTGTAGTAACTGAAGATACTAACGAAGTTTTTGTAAAGTTTTCTGGCTTTGCTGACAGCGAGGATGCTGAGGAATACGCACAGTTCCTAGCAGAAACATTACCTTTACTTTTATTCGAAACAACAAGAATACAATGAATAATAGAATAACAACACTATAGTAAATTAAATGTCTGAGAAAAATACAACAGCAACGCTTAGAAGTTTTACAAACATAGGAGTTTTAGAATCAACACTTCCGGACGATCTTTTCCAGTTTCTAAAAACTTCTATAGATAGTTTAACTGAAGACTCTGAAACTTACAATCTAAGACTGTCAGGCCACATCCGAGAAGAATATTCATTAGATCATATTAATGACACAATGTCTAGTTACATAATTGCATTAGCTAATGCTTGGCATGCTGCACATCCTGGATACATTGATAAATTTGAGGAAGTAACTAAAAACAATAATTATGAATTACAACTCGATAGACTGTGGGTTAACAAACAGAAAAAATATGAATTTAATCCGTTACACACTCATCCATCTGTATTAAGTTTTGTTATCTGGGTTAAAATTCCTTATAAGTTAGAAGACGAGATGCAGTACTTTCCTGCTATGTCGGGCAACGCTACTGATAGAGGATCAGTATTCACTTCTCAGTTTTGCTTTGTTTATCTAGATTCGTTAGGCAAGATTACCAAAATGCCAGTTCCGGTCGATAGTAATTATGAAGGAACTATTATGATGTTTCCTTCTAGTTTGAATCATATTGTTTATCCGTTCTATACATCAGATGAATATAGAATAAGTGTTTCTGGAAATATTAAAATAAATGTGTTAGGATGAGAATTAAAAATGCCAGATATCGATATTGACTTTTTAGATAGAGAACACGCATTAACATTGTTTAAGCACGTTGGTGCTAGTCGTGTTGACAATAACAAACTAGTTAAACATAACACCGGTGTTTACATGCACGAAGTTCCAGTTGACGCAATTACTGGACTGTGCAGTGTTCCTTATAATGAAGCAGATAAAGAAGGATACTTTAAAATTGACTTTCTTAATGTTGGCATTTACAAAGGGGTAAGAGATGAAACTCATCTTGTAGAATTAATGAACACCGAACCACTATGGGACTTACTAGAGCAGGACGATTTCAGTAATCTGCTGTTTCATGTAAACGGTCATGGTTCTATTCTGAGATCAATGAAGCCAACTAGTATAGAACAATTAGCGGCAATTTTGGCAATGATCCGGCCTGCGAAACGTTATCTAATTGGAAAAGATTGGACTACGGTAATGAACGAGGTATGGACAAAGCCAGCGGGCGATGAATACTTCTTTAAGAAGTCCCATGCCACTGCATATGCTGTTGCTATTGTGGTGCAGATGAATCTAATCTGTGAAGGAATTAGTTACGGATTTAGTTAAGTAAGTTTTCTGACTAGAGTAATTGATTTACGTTTGATACGTTTTACAATAATATTGTTTAGGCTTGTGCATGGGCCAAACATAACTTTTACATCCTTAGTTGAAAAGTTTTTAATAATATATCGGAATCCTGCAATTTCTCTTAACAGAAAAATATTAATAGGAATTTGACGATTTGACTCCCACCACCATGCTTCGCCTAGCTCTAAAAATTGAGTCCGCTCTTCTTCCGTCTTAATAGAAGTATAAATGTACATACTGGTAACTTGTGCATCTTGATTAATAATAATACCCACGTACTCTTGATTGACGTGGTTAATGACACTAATAAATGGGAAGTTTTCTTGTAAGTTTTCTGTTATTCTCATTGCTAAATATTATAAAGGGTCCGCTAGTGTATGCAACTTAATTCAGTTTATTTATATTCAAATAAGATAGATGTCTTTACAAATGCACTAGCCTCATGGAAAACAGAGAGGTATCGTCAAGTGTATAATCGCAATCTAAAAATATTTCGTAGTGTTGACAATCGTATTGATTTACAGGTGCGCAACAGCGACGAAAAGTCTGCAAACATAACTGGGTCAACATTGGTATTTAACCTAGTTACTAGAGACACCAAAGATTTAATATTAGCTAAGGACTGTATAGTAGTTGATGCTGCCAAAGGTAAAGTTTATGTTGTTATTACTGAAGCAGAAACATTATCACTTGAATCTGGATTCTACAACTTTACTATTACACAAGAAGTTAGAGAAACTGTAGACTCTACAGATTATTACGTAACCGCCCGAACTCCTATGTATATCGATAGCCAGTATGGAGTTATTGCTACTCTAGAAGTTAGTGGTGATGTGTTTGGGGATATTGCAGAGACTTTAAAAATTAATAAGTTTGCTCGTATCAATCCAGCGACCACTGGTAACACTGAGCCTGTTTATATTACCTCGAGCATCATCGATACTAAAAACTACGATACTGCATCTAGTCTACATACGTTACAATTCTATGCATCAGCAGATTACGTAGGCACAGCTATTGTACAGGGCAGCTTAGCCGAAGGCGGTACACCAAACGATCTATTATGGACAGACATTGGAGTTGCATTTGATCCTACTACAGACAAGTACAAGAACATTGTAGGAAAATGGAGTTTTCTAAGAGTTCGGCACTATCCAACTGCCGGAACACTTGACAAGATATTATATAGATAGTATACTAGTGCTATGACACTAGTTGTAGACTTATTCAGAACACTAATTCCTACAAGAGCAAAATCTAGCCCAAGTGGCTGGACTAGCTTTAATGCCCCCTGTTGTGGGCATCGCGGTCATGCCGCAGACACTCGAAAACGTGGCGGACTACGCTTTGAAAGCGGAGTTAACTTCAACTGCTTCAATTGCAAGTATACTGCTAATTGGAAGCCAGGTCGTCCAATATCGGATAAATTTAAATCTCTTTGCAAATGGTTAGGTGCGCCAGATGATCTAATTAATCAAATGATATTCGAAGCCCTAAAAGCAGAAGCACCTACATACGTACACGTTGATTCGCCAAAGAAAGTTGAGTTTACTCCAAAGCCGTTGCCGGAAGGCAGCTTGCTTTTATCAGAATGGATACAGGTTAACGATCTCGAAGTAGAAGAAAAGATAGTTCCAGTTATTGACTATTTGTTAGGTAGAGGACTTGATCCGTTAGATAAAAACTTCTATTGGACGCCTGAGCCTGGATTTAACAACAGAGTTATTATCCCTTTTAGGTATAAGGGTGCTATTGTTGGAAATACTGCTCGTAAAGTTACACACGGTAGGCCCAAGTATGTGTCCGATCAACATCCACATTTTGTATTCAATCTAGACGCACAGAAAGAAGAACATAAGTATGTGTTCGTTCTCGAAGGACCGTTTGATGCACTTAGTGTAGGTGGAGTAGGTGTACTTACAAATGACATTGCTGAACAGCAAAGAATATTAATTAATGGCCTAGGACAAGAAGTCATTGTAATTCCAGACCAAGACAAAGCAGGACTTGTTCTAATTACTCGTGCTATCGAATACGGTTGGAGTGTTGCATTTCCTAATTGGGAAGATGACATTAAAGATAGTGCCGACGCGGTACTACGTTATGGCAAACTGTTTGTGATTGTTGATGCAATCAAGACCGCACAGAGAGGTGAGATTAAAATCACCATGGCAAGAAATAAACTAGAAGCAAAATTAAAAAGGTTAGAAAATGTTGAAGAAAATAATTGATTTCATCTTATCCCCATACCGAAAGATTAAAGAAGAGAGAGCTTTTAAAAAGCGTCTTGAAGAACTACGTAAACGTGATCCATTTATCTACAAATGATTACCTGGGGAATAAACGCTCTTAATCACGGATCTAGCATTGCGGTATTTGACAATGACGAATATAAAATTAGTGCAGTGTCACACCGTGATACCTTGCCTTCTGAGATAATTCGAAGAGCATTAGATCAGGGCGCACCAGATCACATCTTTTGGTATGAGCAGCCGTGGCTTAAAAAAGCTAGGCAGGTGTATGCAGGACAATGGCGGCGAGCGTTAGATATGACTGTGCTGCCTAGAAGATACCTAAATGAAAATAGATTGCAGTATGCCAAACTCTCGTATACGCAGCATCATGCTAGCCATGCGGCTGCAGGCTACTATACTAGTCCTTTTAATCATTGTGCTATTGTAGTTCTTGATGCTATTGGTGAGTTTGAATGTGCTACGATTTGGGAAGGTCGTGACGGTGAGATGAAGAAAATTTGGAGTCGTAGCTATCCGCATAGCCTAGGCTTGTTCTATTCTGCCTTTACAGCATTGCTAGGAATGACTCCTATCAGGGATGAATACTTACTGCAACAAATGGCAGCAAAGGGTCATCCCGATCGTTATCGCCATCTTGTTCACACATACATGAGCGGGTTATTAACAGCTGGCAAGAACATGCACAAAGGTATAGTTGATTGGCCACACGACACTTTGGTATTATCAGATCAGTACGATGTTGCAGCCGCAGTACAAGCAGTATTTGAAGAACAGATTGCATCAGTGATGTATAAGGCTAAAAAGTTAACTGGAGCAGATAGCCTAGTATACATGGGCGGCTGTGCTATGAATAGTACCGCTAACATAAAAGTAGTTGAGCCTAAATTCAAATACATTTGGTCATTGCCTAGTCCGGGAGATCCGTCTAGCGCTATGGGAGCGGTATTGTATCACACAAAACAACGTGTAGATTATAACTGGGGAACGGTAAAACATATTAAAATTAGTGTTTAAAAATACCAGTCTTAATTGCCATGATAGATAAGAACAAATATAACTATGCCTTACTTCACGTATTTTTAGCAAAAACTGCAAAAATGCATAAAAAAACATCAATAGAATCAACAACTTATAACGTCAATTTTTGCAATAAGACTCTTAAATTAAATTGCAATCTATTTAAAAACTGTGTATAATAACATATATGATAAAAAACTACGATCACGATGTACAAAAACTGTACTTAGAAATGATGATGGCAGATGCAGAAGTATTTGTACGCTGTCAGGGTATCTTTGATCACACTCTGTTTGATCGCAAGCTACAAGATGCTGCAGAGTTTATGAATGAATATGCCAAAAATTATAATGTATTGCCAGACTTTGATATGGTTAATGCAACATGCAGGACTGAGCTCAAGTGTCCAACAGAGATAAAAGAAGGTCACTTAGAATGGTTGCTAGATGAATTTGAAAGTTTCACTCGACATAAAGCACTCGAACGTGCTATTATTGCATCAGCTGATTTACTTGAGAAACATAACTACGGTGAGGTAGAAGCCCTGATTAAGGAAGCGGTACAGATCGGACTAGCCCGTGATATGGGTACAGATTACTTTGCTGATCCAAGAGCTCGACTGATGAGTTTGAAAGACAAAAACGGACAGGTGAGTACAGGTTGGCCAGGTATGGATCGTCGGCTGTTTGGTGGTTTCAACAGGGGCGAACTGAATATTTTTGCAGGAGGGTCTGGCGCAGGTAAGAGTTTGTTCCTGGCTAATCTAGGTGTAAACTTTGCACTTGCAGGACTGAACGTTGTTTATATAACATTAGAACTTTCAGAAGCACTTGTGTCAATGCGTATTGACAGTATGGTAACAGGTGTTAGCACTAGAGAGATCTTTAAGAATCTTGATGACATCGAAATGAAAGTCAAGATGATTGGCCGCAAGTCTGGTATGTTGCAGGTCAAGTATATGCCCAGTGGCAAGACTGTAAATGATATCCGGGCGTATCTAAAAGAATATGAAATTAAGTGTGGTAAGAAAGTAGACGTACTGTTGCTAGACTACATGGACTTGTTGATGCCTATTGGTAAGAAGATTTCAGCAGAGAACTTGTTTGTTAAGGACAAGTATGTATCGGAAGAACTGCGCAACTTGGCAATGGAAAAACAATGTGTGTTCGTAACTGCGGCACAGTTGAACCGAGGTGCGGTTGAAGAAGTCGAATTTGATCACAGTCATATCTCAGGTGGACTTAGTAAGATTCAAACAGCCGACAACGTAATTGGTATCTTTACATCGAGAGCAATGCGTGAGCGTGGTCGCTATCAGTTACAGTTGATGAAGACACGTAGTTCAAGTGGCGTGGGCATGAAAATTGATCTAGAGTTTAATATTGAAACACTACGCATCAGTGACTTGCCAGAAGATGAGCAAGAATCAAATGGTGCAACCAGTCGTGGTACAAGTAGCCTAATTGACAGCATTAAGCGTAAGACCGAAGTACATCGTGAAGAGCCCGATGAAGGAATGCCAGTAGGCAAAGTACGTGCCACTGTAGAAAGTTCAAAGTTACGTGATATTCTAAACAATATGAGTAGTGAAGAATGAATGTAAGAAAGCGCATTACCCTAGCAGAATGGTACAGCAACAAAGATACTATCGAAGTAGACTGGCCCAAGATACATCAAATGGTAGGGCAGGATCATGTAGAGTGGTTGCTAAAGCAGTCGCACGATAAATGTCAATTGGTAATAGATAAAACCTGTGAAAACTTTGCCCTAGTAGCAGAATTCTATGATGAGCGGCACCTTATGCAGTACCACTTAATGTGGGCTAAATAAGTGTCTGCGCTAGAACGCAATAGGTACGGAGTTTAACATGTGGTTAAGAGAATTTGCAGAAAACTACTTTGTCAGCGTTAACAAAGAACTAAATCCAAAGGTCTGGGAAGAGGATCAGCTTCGGCCCGAAGTTAAACAGAAGCTAGAAAATATTGCCCGCGTGTTCATTGAGTTTGTGGCTGTTGATCTAGATGTAGTAGACCTAACATTAACTGGCTCTAACGCTAATTATATGTGGACCAAGTACAGCGATCTAGATCTACACGTTATTATAAATGGCACAATAGATGCTGCTACTCGTGAACTATTCATGGCTAAGAAAGCATTATGGGCTGAGCACCACGACATTACTATTCGCGGACTGCCTGTAGAATGCTACATCCAAGGCGAAAAAGAAGCACATCATTCTAGTGGCGTGTACAGTATCATGAACAGCAAATGGCTAATGGTTCCTCGCAAGCTGAAACCAAAAGTTGATGACTCGGCTGTGGAAAACAAACTGAATGCTATGGTACATGACGTCACTGCTGCCGTGACCGGGGGCAACCGTAAAAAGCTAGAGCAGGTCAAAGAGCGTATTACCACAATGCGCAAGAGTGGGCTAGAACGTGCAGGCGAGTGGAGCATAGAAAACCTAGTGTTCAAGGCACTGCGCAACATGGGCATCATTGATCAGCTTTCAGAGAAGATTCGTGAACTAGAAGATCAAGAACTCAGCTTGTAATCTTAACTTATCTAATTCTGTACCCGATATATAAATACGCATATTACAGCACACAGGGCACACCATGTTACACATAATAAACACGTTGGAAGATCAATTCGCAGCATTGATCAAGGACGATCCAGTACGTCCAGAAATCCCGCTGGAGAGTAGGGTTAATAGTAACAGTCAAATCTTTGTGTTAAAAGATGATAATAATCGTCCGTTAGCAGTTACCTGTGTAAAGTTTCTCAGTGATATTCCCAGCAGTGTAGAAGCATTGGCAGACACAGTGATTAATACTAATACCGCAGTGTTCTATACTATTTGGAGTTATGCGGCTGGTGCGGGTAAAAGACTAATTCAGGAAGCGCAAGCTGAAATTCGTCGTGAGCATCCTGAAGTTGAGAACTATGTGACACTAAGTCCCAAGACTGAAATGGCTCGCAGATTCCATCATAAAAACGGTGCTGAAACATTCCGTGAAAATGAAGACTCGGTAAACTACCGCTACAAGTAATTAGCTGCTGCGTCGAACTGAGGGAGTGTATGTTTCTAAAAATCCTGTCCACTGAACGCCGGTACGTGCAGTCATTTTCGCAGCCAATTGGTCTGCTACTTGCTGTGCAATTGCACGTTGAGCCAGAGTAAATCTAGAGCCATCTAGCTCCTGATTCTTTACAGTTTGTCCTGTAGCTGACCGAGCTTTGACTATTAAGTATTGTTGTTCCATGCAGTTATTTATCCGGCAGTCTGAATTGATACGTTAGGAATTGTGAAAGTGCTGCGTGTATACCTGTTCAGCAAAGTTACTGTGATGCAGTACACTTGGATGGTGGTCAGATCCTGCTGTGGGTATGTTAGGATCATGGATCACACGGCAGCTGACATGATCCACTGCCATCTTATGCCATTCTGTTGGATTAGGTATAGTGTATGGCGTTTTCAATGAAACGTCAAGCTGTTGTCTAGCTGTTTCAAGTTGCTCTAGATATGATTCAGGTTCTACACTTAGATGTATAACGTCTGCACCAGTTGCTCTAAGAAAGCCATCAGTCATAGCCTGTAAGACTAGACTGTTGTAGTAGCGGTCGTATACGCCCATAGGATCAAATGTATATCTTGAAGAATTATGTATATAGGTGTAGATGCGATCGTCGATATCGTGGGTACTTGCTGGCGAAAGACTTAGACCAAACAACTTGTTAAATCCCGGTAACACCTTGGTGCGCCAAAAGGAAGTATCAACAAGGTGGGTCAGTGGTACTGAGGTTCTAGCTGGCCACTGCAAGCTGACTCGGCTCATATATGTCCACATCACCACAACTTGATCTCCGGGCTGTATGCGGTCTGCTGCCACAGCACACTGCCGGGCAATCTGCTGGAAACAGGCTCCGCGACGTGCATGGTTTTCCACTGCGATCCCTAGTTTATCAGCAAGCAGTGCGGGCCACGCATACGCACTGGGTTTGAGTATATGCTCGTCGGACCAATGCGACTCCCTGCCCAGTGTGGCTAGTTCTGCTGTAGTTAATGGTGGTCGTACCACATCCGGAAGTGCATGTCCCTGGGTTATAGAACAGCCAAATGTGTGTAGTTTTTTCATCAGTAAAGAATCCTTGTGTGTAATCTAATTTTATTATATGGTCGAGAATATAAGCAGGTCAATTTTTATTCTACCTTGACAATGTTTAATTCTTTAGTGCTGTCACCAATTGATCCTGTGGGCATGGTATTAAAGGCAATGGAGTACCGAAAATCATTATCGTTGTGTTCCACATGATGCAGCAGTTTGGAAGGGAATAGCAGCAGGTAGCCCGGCTTTATGGGCAATTTAAGCACCTGCCAAGTATGCTGATTTTTTGCATCCCACTGTACCACTGGCCTAAGTGTGAATAGATCTTCTGTTTGGAGAGGATTGTGGAAATTCAAAGGAGCTCCGTCCGTTAGATAAAATACTCCACTCACATAACTATTGGGATGCTGATGAACCCGTATTGGCTCATCACGCCCCAGGGTATTACCCCACGAGCTTGTTACAGCCACTTGATCCACTAGATGTCCCTGCAAACTGACATATGCTTTTGATAACTGCTGGCATTCTAGTTTAACCTCACGGAATACCGGAGCATCAAGTAATCGTTGCGTCACAGTCACAGCGCCATTGCCAGCGGGCTGTTCAATAGTTTTGTCCAGTGTGTTCACGTACTTCAAAGCTGCTGCAATATCTAAACTTTGAAGTTGTGCTACTCCTACCCAGGCACCGAAAATCGGTATCATCTGCATTGCGATTCCTCTAATTAAAACACTGTGTGCTGTGAATATTTATAGTGTGTTCCCAGCACCAGGTTAAACTCTGGCCGGCACCCGCAGATCCAAGGCTGCGAAGCAGCAGCGAAGCGCAAAAATTTTTAAGCAAATTTTCTCATCAATATAGCAGTATATTATGCAATTCCAACACAGCCTGATTAATTTTAATAATACCGTAAATACTGTACAAAGGGATTAACATGAAACCACAACAGGTACTGCGAACCGCACTGATTGATACTTATAGACAACACGGCTGGGAAATACCCAACAGCGTGATTGACTATGAATCTGAACTGTTTAGTCTATATATAGATAAACCTGACTTTGAACCTAAGCCCAGCTATGCAGAACAGTATATGACTATGAACACAGTGAGCGAAGCTAGAAGGTTGGCCGATTGCTGTTTCTTCACTCGATCAGTATTTCCCGATCTTAAACAGCATAGAGGTATATCCAGTAGCTACTTTGTGGATATGGGACAGGGCTGCTATGACCGTGTGTACAAAGAAACTGGCTATGCAGTAATGTTACTGATGCGTGATCACTTTGAGTTTCTAGCAGAGTGCGCTTACACTGCTATACGCATGAACGGTGAGTTTAGATCGATGTGGGAAGACTGAAAAAGGGTTAGGCACAGTGAAAAAAATACAGCGCAGTTTTTTTAAAAGTGGGAATTCAATCCGGTAGCTGTTACACAGCGCCTCTCAGTATGCTCATGGTGATCTCTTGATCTGCTATGCGAAATACGTTATAACACTCTCTTCTAATGGCAGCTTGCGCGGGCTTGGGTCTACGACCACCTGCCGTGCTGGAAAGTGGCTGTAACTGTACGTTATTACTGTTAGCATATAGTTGCAGTATTCGAGCCAGGATGATTCTATTGTGTTCAGTGACGATACAGTGATCTCCCACTGTTAGAGCAACGCCGGCGATATCTTTGTGAGTTAGTGTGTACATGTGTGCTTATACTAGAATGCAGTAGAAAAAGGCTGCAGGGTGTGAAAAAATAGAACAGCAAAAAATTGGGGTGGAGTACTTATGCTTTCGGGGTGGTGATCTGCTACCATACTGTTGTGTATACGCTACAGTACAGTGTGTATACCCCGACCACCACCATGACCCCACCGACCACCTCAACACCTCGGACTCTGATGGGGCAGGCATTTCGACAGGTGACCACAACACAGTTTGGTAGCCGCGTGATCCCAGTTAGGCAACTGATCGATCAACTGTGCGCTGCCTTTAGGATCCCAAGGTGCCACACGCGGGTCTACTACTGCACAGCCTGTAGCTAGTACTGTGCTAGCTGCTAGCAGCGTGGCTAATAGCAGCCTGCGCACTGTGTAAGTAATCATCTAGTCCCTCCTCTAGTTCTGTTGAGTCAAGTGTAACTATCTGCATAAGGCTTAGACAGTCCTGCCGATCTCTATATGGTAGAGTCAGCACAAACTCTGTGACCTTGGTCATGCTGGGCAGTGCCCACATCACTTGCATAAGAGCTTTCTGCTTGTGGGTCAAGCCCTCTATAGTTAGGCTCATAGTACATCCTTAACTACTAACTGTTCTAGTACTAGTGCAATAGCCATCACAGTTAAGAACAGCCATAAGGGCCAAGTAGAGTAAAAAGCTTCTAGTAACATGTCAATTCCGTTGTGTCTGTATGTGTTAATTATACTGTCTTTTGGATCACATGTCAACCAATTTTCGGATCCGTTGTGCGATATCTGCAGGGGTGTCACTGGGTACTGTCAGTATGAATCCGCCGTAGTCTACGAAATCGGCACTCTTGAACTCTAGGTCAATGCCCATGTTTCTAAACACTTGATTCACGCTCTTCAGTGTTTCATTGACCGCTACCAAGGCTAGATCGTAGTCGACATCTTCCACTTCTGTGAACTGGCTGAGGATTGAGTCTAGGCTCATCTCACCTTCATTCATGACCAGTAGCTTGTCCATGGCCCGGTTAAGGGTTTCGTTCTGGTAGTCTTCTAGGTAATCGCCTA